ACTCTTTCATATTTCTTTTGATGGTTACTGTATCGAACCAATCACCAGCTTCAGAAAGTGTTAAGGTTTTAGCTGCTTCTACAACACCAGCCAAAGTTTCAGCGGTTTCAACAATATCGGATTGTCTCCTCATTTGTTCTTGGAAACCTTTGTAAGTAGAGATAATTTCTAAGAAATGTTTCTTTACTTCGGTTGCTAAAGGTCTATTAGCTTCCAATGATTCAGATAAACTGAATTTACCATCTACGATTTTTACTTCGTTGATGTTAGTTTTTCTAATATCGTTATATCCTTTAACTACCTTAGTACCTTTAGGAGTGTCCACATTTAAACTAAATTTGTTATTGTGAACATAATCGTATATGTCAAAGTTCTTCTTACTCATTATGCTAATTCCGTTATAATTTCTCTCATTAAGTCTTGTGATTTACAAAAATCTCCACAAACATCAGTACCAATTTGCTTAACTACTGATTCGTTCATTGGAGTCATAAATGCACCATGTGTAGATGGGTTGGATACGAAATCCCAACCGATTAGTTCAAAATCTTCACCAACTAAAAGTTTGTTACCTTCCATTGGTTTTGTAGAACCCATACCTCTTGATGAGATACCTAATAGGATTCCAGCTCTTAATAATTCTTTTAAAATGTTTCCAGAAGGAGTAGGTAAGATTTCCACTGTACCTACCACATCGTTACCTTCCCAATGAATCTCTCTGATATTGTGAGATACATTCTTTAGGTTAATAACCGAAGAATCTGGATGGTCTAACTCACCCAACGCTCTTCTCTCTTTTATTAGTTGTTCGTATTTTTTTACTTCTCTTTCTAAAATATTTTTTGGGTACACTCTACCATTTTGGTTTTCTGCACCTGCTCTTTGAAGGACACCCTTTACTAAGGTTCTACCTGATGAATCCTCATTCACTCTCCCTTCAAACAAATTTGTTTCAATTAATAGACCTTTCATAGTATCCTTATTTGTTATATTTCTTTAATAAATCTGCAAATTCCTTCTTCACTACTGAAGATAATCTTTTGTGTACACCAACTTTTGCTAACATAGGAATAGCATCTTTCATTTGTGAATTATCAATAGCAATACCAGTTCTAGTTCTAGCTAACATTGGTCTTTGTAAGAACATTCTTAATTCAAATGCTAACTCTGGAGAAATCTTTACTCCTTCAACTCTTGAAGTTTCACCTTTCTCAACACTCTTTAACAAAGATACTTTTCCTAATCTTGCTTCGTTTACTTCTTCTTTTAGAGTTACAGGGTAAGTTTTACCATTGAACTCAAATTCAGTTTTACCTTCTTCTTTTGCTTTTCTTGCAGCTTGAACAAATGCTCTACCTTCAGTAATTGATTCTCCAATCAAAGAATCAACATCAGAATGAATATCTTTATAGTTATTAAACTTTTTACCTCTCAATGCACTATAAAGAGCCATTGTATATTTTTGAGAATTGTTGTGAGCTCTTGATTTTACCAAATCAACTGCACCAGTAATAGGTTTTCCTTTTTGGATTGAATCAACTGCTGCTTTTAATGCTTTGAAATCTTCAAATGCTTGTTGTTTCTTTTGGTCTGAAATTACTTGGATGATATATTCTTTTGATTTTTCCATATCACCATTGAACTTATCCAGAATTTGTTGTGCACCTTTATCGTTTCTTTGTAGTGCTCTTTCAAAGTTTCCGATTTGAGTTTTTGCCAAACCTTTAGCATTGAAGTAATCTTTCTTATCAAAGATAGAATATACTTTTTCAAAATCTCTATCAGTAGCTGCTTCGTTTACTGATTCAAACTTGATTGATTTACCATATTTTTTTTGTAATTTTTTTATCAATTCTTCTTTACTATCAGCAATTTCATTACCTCTTTCATATCCAAACTTTTGAATAGGTTTACCTGTTTTAGGGTTAAGAGCCGCCGTTAGTTCTCTAAATCCTTTATTATCACCAACGATTTGAACCATAGTATCATCATCTACTTTGATAGGTTTAGATACAGTTCTTGCTTCGTTTACTGATTCAGAACAACCACCACATCCACAACTACAACCAGTAGATTCTTCAATTGATTCATCCTTTTTATTACCAGCTCTTAAAGCAGCTAAATCAGATGCTTCAATCTCACCATCACCATCAACATCCAACTTATGTTGGTTACCTTTTAATTCTTCGTTTTTTGGTGCAGGGTAAATCTTTAATATTTTCATATCATTGCCCCAATTTACTTTAAATCGGGCTTCTGCTCTTTTTTTATCAAATGCCTCTATATCAACTGTACGCTTGCTACCATCTGTGTGTTTAAAGTCTACTTTCCATTTTTTCATACCCTCTCGTAAATGTACTTCCGTTACTTCTTTCTTTTCGCCTTTAGCGTTCCAAGCAGCATCTATTTTATTGAAGAACTCTTTCTTTTCTTCATCAGACATAGATGGGATAGATTTCCCTGCTTTCTCCAATGCCTTTTTGAAGAATGTTTGATACTCAGTTTCTTCTGCCATAATAGTTCTGAGTGTTGATTTGATAGTTTCTCTGGTAATATTCATAATTGCCAATCCTAATTTATAATTTGCTAATCTGCGTTACAATATTATTTAATCTTTCTCTAATTCTAAAAAGATTCTTTTGTGTTCTTTTCCAATATTGATTAGAATTCAAATCACCTTCTTTTTTAATTTTACCATACCATCTTAGGAATGTTTCAATTTCAGAAAGTTGCTTATTAACTTGAGAAATTCCTCTACCAATTTTTTGTTTTGGTGAGGATTCATCATTTTTTAATTCTAACCATCGGTTTTCATCAACCCTTTTGTAACCAGTTGCTTGATTTATCTTATCAATATATTTAGCATCAGCTTCATCATCTTCATCAGTTCCATCAGAATCCTTAAAAGCATTAGGAGTATTGTAGCCAGCTATATCACCAGTGGTGGTAGCTTCATCCATCTCCAAATCTTCGGATTGGATTTCATCTAACAAATCCTCAATTATTTTTTTAAGATTAGCCATTTATTTTACTCTTCAATTCTTTGATTAGTTCGTAAGACATCATTAACGATGAAACGTGGTTATCTGAAACCGATTTTCCAATTTTAGTTTTATTAAGAACTGAAATGGTTTCAGCCAATTTAATCTTAGTTACTTTATCACTAACTTTAGATTGGATAGCTTTTAATTCTTTTACGATTTTAGGAATCTCATTTTCAACATAAGATTTAAATCCAGTTGTGTTTGTCAAATTGTTGATATATTCTCTCAACAATGATTTTTGAGATTCGTTTAGATTTGAGTATTTTTTGTTAAAAGTTTCTACTAATACTTTGTAAGTAAGTAATCTCAAATCCTTATCTTGCTTTTTGTACTCTTCAACAACTTTATCTTTCTTAGCTTCAGTAAGAGTCGATGGCTTTGATATGATGTTCTCAATGAGGGTAATTTTTGAGTTAAATACATCTTTTACATCATAGCTATCATACTTTTTAGATTCAAAAACCTTATAGATTGATGCCAATACCTTATAGTTGGTAATTGGAGAAGAAAGGAACTCATCCATATTAAATGATTCATTAATCTTTTTGATAAGATTATACTTTTCTCTTTGTAATTTATTTTGGTCAATACGATTGTGTGCTTCATTGACAGTATCAATGAATTTTTCTGCACGAGATTCTGAATTATACTTTTCTTTTGTAAGTAATTCATACAATCGTAACTCTTTATTTAACTCAGTTTTAGGACTAAAAAATTCTGCTACAATTTTTTTAGCCTTTTCGGTAGTATCACCATTCAATACTTCTAAGGTGATTTGTCTCACCAAAAGTTCGAATAGAATACCAGTATTCTTAAATTTTGAATGTTTTACCCTCTTCATTATGTTTTTATCCTATAATAATATATCAATATACGATACAATACATCGTATATAAATATAAGTTAATTTCGATTTCCTAAATTTTTATTCATCTATCAAATTCGAATCATCTAAAAAGTCTCCGTTTTCACTCATCAACTTCTTTTTTGCCGAAACTCCGTTTACATATTCTTTAGCGAATTTATTAGCTTTTTTAGTAACCGAAGATTCATTTTTAGATAACGCTTTTTGATTTTCTTTTGCTCCTAAAGGGTCTCTTCCATAAGGATGTTTATCCTTACCATAAGTATTCCCTTCTCTTGGTCTTCCACCTTTATCTTTTAATGATGATTTTAATTCTTCTAATTCATCTTCAACATCAGTTGGTTCTGATTGAAGTGCTGGGTCATTACCCTCATCCTCAATCATACGGTAACGATATCTATCTTTAATATCATTGATAAGGTTAGTTTTCTGATGGTCAATTTCATCATCACTAAAGTTGAAGATATTTTTATATGCCCATTCTTTGGATACCATATTCAACTGAGTAATATCAGAAACCAATCTAACTTTCTCACTCCATAGGTTTACTTTCTCTTGCTCATAAATTGTAGATGGATTAACTAAGTTTAATTCAAAATCTACCATCTCTGTTCCTTCAATACCTTGAGCTGCTAAGTGAGTTACAGCAATCTTAGTTAATTCTGAGATAAGAGTTCTTTGGATTCTTTCAATTGTTCTTGCGAATCTTACATCTTCTGCAGCAAGAGTTGCTTTACCATTCACATTCTCATCGTATCCCAAATATGCTTTTGGAATCTTTAGAGCCGCAAACATTTTGTTCTTTAGGTAATCAATATCATCAATTGCAGTGTATTCTAAACCACCCAATGAATCTATTTCAGTTCCACTATCACCACCCCTAACAGGTAAGAAGAAATCTTCAGTTAGGTTTTGAATATTATACTTTAAGTTGTAATCACCAGTTTGTTTGTCCACAAATGGAGTTTTCTTCATTTTAGAAATAATCTTCTGCATGTAGTTATCAACTTCTTGTGGTGGAATGTTACCAATATCAATTTTGAATACTCTCTTATCAGGTGCTCTCATAATTCTATGAATCAACATCGCATCCTCCATAAGAGAAACTTGTTTCCAAATTCTTCTACCATTTTCAATCATTGCCTTACCATAAGGTAAGAAGTTGGTATCTGATAATAATCTAAAATGTACTACTTCAAAGTTTTCATATTCACCTTTACCATTTGGGTCGTGATTAACTTTGAATTTTACATAGTTGGGATTATTTGGGTCAGTATTTTCCAATCTTTCAGTTTCATAAACCGGAAGTGGTTTTACATTGATGATACCAGCACCAGGTTGAATTTCTTGTAATAAAAAGAAATCACCATACTTAACCATATTACGAGTCCAAGACCAAAGATTGAACTCAATATTAAGAATATCATAGAAAAGATTTTCTAAGATATCTTTTACTCTTTCGTTTTTTGTTTTGATTTGTACAACTTCTCCGAATTCGTTTTTGAGTGTACATTCATCTGCGTAGATATCCAATGCTGATGAGATAATTGGGTCATTATCCATAGCATCATAATCTCTGAACAATTCTCTTCTAACTTGATGGTATGCCATTGATTGAGCTGCCATCTGGTCTCCATAAAAAGACCTTTGTAGTTTGGTGTACCTATCTCTTAAATTCATTAAGTTAGTACCACCTTGCTGTCTATCATCCACATCAACAACTCGTCTCTTTCCATCCTTGTCAACCTTTACGATTGCTTGGGTAGAAAAGAGTTTAGTTAATCGATTAAAAAATGAACTGTTTTGTTCTTCTGCCATTTTGTTTCTTTATTTTATAACCTTTATTTATTTACCACGCTTTACAACTCCAATATCTAGCTCCAGTTCTTGGACCAGGATTATCGCAGTTGTGTCTTGCTCTAAATGATGCTCTTCTTTCTGGATTATCTTTCTTAATCCTCATAGTTTCTTCACCTGCTTTTTTAGCTGATGTTCCACCATGTCCGAAGTTTACCTTTACAACATTTCCCTTTGGATTTTTAACATACACTTTGAACTTCTTTACATCACCTCTCATAGGTTTGTTGAGTTTTACCTCTCTACCTTGATATTCAGCTTCTGTAATATCCTCTTTCATATTTTTTAGAAAGTGAATAAATTCCTTCAAATCTTCATAGTTTTCAACATCGTATTCTTCGATGTTTTCATCTATTGATAATTTAAATTCGTTATAAAGTTCTTCAGAATAATTTTCCATGTTTTAATCCTTATAATTAACTTATACTATATAAATATCAAAAATTAAATTTACAACCATTTAGTTAAGTCCTCAAATCCATCACCAATATTCATTTGCCAAGGATTTTCATCATTATCATTTCCACCATATACCCCACTATAAGTATATGTAGATATACCATCAATCGCTCTTTTAGTTAAATCAATACCTTCCTGCCTTAAACGAAGTGCAGTATCTCTAACCCATAGTGAAATTGCTAAACTCATAGTTAAATCATCATTGTAACCTCTCATCGCTTCAGCTCTACCATTAAACCAAATAAATGTGAATAATTCCTCAATAGTTCTAATTGAACGTATTGTAATTGATTTTTCTCTAATATATTCTTCCAATTTGGAAATGATTAAAGGTCTGGTTCTTGATGTGGTTGAAAATCCTGCTACCATACCTCTATCTTGTGCTCTATATTTGTTTGAAAATTGGTTCTCTACATCTACATACTTCAAATCTTTACTCATATAGTAAAGATTGGGATAGTTTCTATCGATTACTTGTTGGATACATGCCCAACCAACATTTGCATTTTCAATTACCAACAATGCGTTGTTATATTCAGTTGCTAATGCTACCAAAAAATTTCCAAAATCTTTTGTATCTAATTTACCTCTATATTCAGCTACTTGTTCTGAATCCTCTACATCAATTACATGAGCAGCTGAGTAGTCGGTTGAATCACCTCTAGAAACATCGGCAACTACCATATATGATTTAGAATAATCTGGATATTGCCATTTCCATAGATTACCATCAAATCCAGTTTTTTCTATTGGTTCTTGAACATAAGTGGATTTATAAAATTCTAAAACTTGAGGGTCAATTACACTATCACCAGAAGAAATAAAATCACAGTCACATTCTTGTGCTGCTCCCTTTGGTCCTAATAAAACTTCTTGTTCATCTCTCCAATTTTTGTCTCTTTCAGGATGTAAACTCCAATGTAAACGAATCGTATTGAATGTGTTTGTACCATCTTCAGCACCTACCCAAGTTTTGTGGAAGAAGTTACCTACACCATTTGGAGTTGATAGGATAATTGCGTTACCACCAGTTGAAAGGGTAGATTGTGCGGATACCCAAATCTCCTCAATCTTATCAATGAAAGCCGCCTCATCAAATACCAATAAGGATAGTGCTTCAGAACGACCAGCATCACCAGCGGCTGAAGTTGCTTTGATTTGAGAACCATTCGAATATCTGAGGGATAGTTTATTATCTTCAACAGTTTCTAACTTTAACCAAGAAGGAAGATACTGATTCATCACTCTTACTTTGGTTACCAAATTTTTTGCCACTTCTTGCTTTGTTGCAATTACCAATACATTGAAATCTTGGTTGAATAGCATTTTCCAAAGAGAAAACCCAGCGGTTAGTGTTGATATACCAGTTTGTCTGGATTTTAAGATGATATTATATCGGTGGTCTTTGAATTGTGTTAAGGTATCCTCTTGAAACGGATAAAGGTGAAAAGGAATTTTCCCTCTCACCGGATGTTGAATCATACAATACTTCCTCATAAAATATATGGGGTCAGAAGCACACTTTTGATACTCCTCTTTGATGATTTCTTTTAATGTTTTCTTTTGTTGTGCCATAAATCAATTATCCACCAGCTGCAAAGAACAAACTAAGTAATCCACCAGCTAAAGTTCCCATCTTCCATAGGAAGGTATTTCTTTTCTGTCTTTTTAGTTCTTTTTCTAATTGTTTAGATTTTTCACTTTCTAAACCAAATTGTTCATCTTTCTTATCGATTATAGATTGTAAGTTAACAACTTTATCATTTAGATTAGTAATGACACTATCCTTTAATACAACTTTATCGTTGGATAATCTTAACAATTCTTTGGTTTCTACTAATTCAAGTTTTACACCATCGAAAGTAACCAAATCTTTAATTACCAGTCTTACTATCGGAACTTGTAGTTTCACCACCGAATCCTTCCTCACCACCGAGTCGTTCGTTGTAACGGTCTGTGAAAAACTTGACAAGCTCATCGAAAGAAAGAACATCAACATTATTAATTTTTTCATTCGTTTGATTTTTAATAGTTGAAATATTGTTTTGAACTCTATCGATATCACTATCAATCAGTTCAATTTCACTATGTAACGATTCTATTTTAGAGTCTAACTCTTCGTTAGCCAATGAGATTGAATCAATATCACTTTGGATTGCTTCAATCTTATCATCAAATGCAGCAACATCTGTTTGGATATCATGCATTACCATTAAATTGTAACCTACAAATCCTAAGATTACAATTAATATTAAATATATTTTTGTATTACTATTATTCATCTTATAAAGGTTGTACTAATTCGTAGTTTTTATCTTTTAAGAGTTCGTATGCTGCGTTTCTCTTTTCAATAACTTCGATAAGTTCTTTCTTACCATTTTCTATATCAGTTACCAATTGCTCTTTAAGATATTCAATATCTATATTCTCTACCCACTTTTCAACTGTACCATCTTCATTTACGAATTGATGAACATTATTTACTTCATCTAACGCTTGATTCCATTTTTGCAAAACTTCAGTTCCGTAAGCAGACATATTAGAATAAATCTTATATTGTTCATAAGCTTCCCATAAACCATCACTTTTAATAACAGCTTCCTTTTCTGATAAACAAACCGAACAAAAACCAGTCTTTTTAATCAATTGTTTATCTGTAGGTCCGTATTTTTTCTTAGAACAAGTTTGAGATTTACATTCGGAAAGTTGTTGAACGAATTGTCTAACTTTAGAGAGTTCGGAAGATGATTTAGATTGCTTTACTCTACCATATTCTTTTTGTTCCCAAACTACACCATTTTCTTCCCAAATATCGCCAACATTTCGTTTGGTTTGCTCCTTTACATCCGAAAGAGATATTTGAGTATCTTTTTGGTACTCTCCAGTGTTAACCATATCAACCAACTTTCTACGAGTTGGATGCATGTATTTTTTATTGAATTGTTTATCAGCCATACTAAATCTTATATATACTTATATATAAGTATTAAGTTTTTTACTATTCGTAAAATAAACCGAGAATCTGATTGAGTGGTGCGAATGTTCCCGTCAATTTGAAAGTTTTTCCACCATACACAAATACGATTCCTTCATTTGGTACAATCTTATTCTTTCCACCGATTGCGTTTAATCTTTCCAACTCTAATTTAAGTTTAGAAACTTTCTTTGGGTCTCCACCTTTCTGAACATCTTTGATGGTTTGGTCTAATCTCTTTTTCATATCTCTAACAGCAGAATTAGGATTTGCTGTCAGTGCTGAACTCATAAATGATAGAACCTCTGCTCCAACACCTAAGAAGATATCTTCAAATGGTCTGATGTTATCCTTAGCCATCTTAGCATGGTCATTCTTATCAATCCCCTTAGCCCATTCTAAAGTTTTCTCATCAGTAATGTTCTTATTATCTAATCTGAATGATTTATCGTAGAATGCCCATCTCTTTACCAATCCCATTAGGGTTTTGTTATCTAACTTAGATGGTGATTTCTTATTCACAAAATCCATCCACCAAGCCTGATGATATTCTGCTACACCATCGGTATCTTTTAATTTAAACTTAGATTGTAGTTTTGATATTTGCCCATTATACTTTCCTTTAAGTGAAGAAAGGTTTTTGGATTTAGGTAATTGAACTACTGGTGGGCCTTGGATTGTGTAAGCTGATTGAACATCTGCATTGATTTGTTTAATCATACCAGCTAACATTCTAGCAGCGTCTTGGTTCTCACCAATTGCGATACCATCCTCATTATACTCCATCGTTCCGTGGAATACTAAAAGTGCTTGTCCGTAAGGAATTACATTAACAGAAGTTGGATAGATTACTTCCAAATTCATAAAACATGCTCCACCTTTGAAAATTTTCTCTCTCTGCTTTTCGGATAACTTTGAAATGGCTTGGGTCAAATCTTTCATTGCGAAGTTATACGCTTTCTCCAATTCTCCTCTTCCTGCAAACTTCATAGCTACACCATTGATATCCAATGCCCCAGCTCCTTTGTTTTTCAAATGTCCTTTGTTTCTCGCTGCAACCAATCTTCCATCTCTCCAACTAACTGCTAATGCTTGACCATCGGTCTTTTCTCTAGTGAGTTCCAAATTACCCTCTAAAGCTTTGTTTACAATATCTTTCAATTGTCCAAAAGTTAAATTGATTTCAGTATCAAATGGGTGATTCATATGTCCATATGCTCCACCTTCGGTTAGTAAAACTTCATTTAACAATTTCTTTAATCGTATCATTTCTTCACTTTTATTAGTTGATTCAGTAATACCACCACCCAATGCATATGGTTCATTATACTGAAGTTTTTCCTTATCAAATTTTTTTCTTAATCTCTTTAATTCTTCGCTATGGTCATCAATCCATTTTTGGTCAGGATAGCCATGTGGTGCCACTTCTTCAAGTTCATCACCCAACCCACTTTTATCTTTTGGATACATTTTGTGAGTACGATACATTACATACTCTTCAATATCTTTAAGTTTAGTGTAATACTTTGGGTCCTCATACAAATGGTCTAATGCAATTCGTTCAGCCACACTCTTATCCGAAGTGTGTTCCATTTCTACTTTGATTCCCGCTTGTAATTCTTTATCTAAATCATCAATATCTACACCATGCATATTTGCAATATCGTAGATATCCATACCCTTTGCTAATTGTTCAAATTTATATTCTGGGTCTGGAGTTTTAAAATCATCTTTTCTCATTATGGTTTTAGCGATTACTTTGTTCGCTTGTTTCATAAATGGAATGTTGATTTTACTTCTATTATCTTTTGCTACGATTTGTCCATATAGGTTTAAGAAGTTTAGGAATTCCTTTTTCTTCTTTGCTAATCTTTTGAAAAATCCGATTAGTTCCGCAGGTGTAATTTCTTTTTTGTTTCTTGGGTCTGTCAACCTATCAAAGAAATGTTTATCGGTTAAAACTACATCTACTGGGTTTAGTTGTTTATCAGCGTATGTATCAATCTTAACCAAATCCGCCATTGGGATTTCATCTAATTGAACTTGTACACCTTCTTTTAAGATTCTAAAGTTTACAACTTTTCTACCATTGATGGTTGGCATTCCATGTTCATCTTTACCAATAGTTTTAACAACTGTCTTTTTGTTTTTGAATCTACCCGTTAATATCGTATCACCAATTTTTACTGGGAGTTTAATATCCTCTTTAAGAGTGTTACCCACTTCTTCTTTTTCATTTTCAATACCAACTAAAGATTCTTCTCTTTCATCTTCTAACTCAATAAAGTCAACTAATGAGTATCCAACCAAACCAGCTACTCTAGTTACATGACTCCACCACTTATCGTAAGCTTCAGAACCATAAAAATCTTTTTGGTTTGTAGCAGTTGTTTTACCAGCTACACCTGCTGGGAATGGGGTTACTGCCTTTACAGGACCTGTTGGATAAATTGGATGTGGGTCAATATCGGTAAGTTCATCACTCATTATTTGAGCTAATACAGTATATCCAATTTTTTCTGCTCTTCTTTGAGAAATTCTATCGAATGTTGAATATGATGGAAATAAAAAGTTAGGGCCATCATCTACCTCGGTTTTACCAATAGTTTGAGATGCTTCTTTAATTAAATCAACATTATTAACTAACCACCTTTCTACCACTTCCTTTGGAATAGTAAATTCTTCGTTTAATGTATTGGTTATAAAATTAAAAATCTTTTGATTGAATTTTGGATATGCTCTTTTTGAAAAAAACTTTTTCTTATCTTCTTCTGAACCTGTTGATAGTCCTCTACGAACTTCAGTTCCACTCACACCTCCTCCCCCTTCGGGAGCGATATACACATACCCCCTATCTTCATATCCTTCAAAATCAATTCCATCTTTGTAAGGAGTGAAGAATTTACCACCTAATCTACTAGCATCTTTTTTACCAACAACGGTAATAAATGCGGTGGTATCTTTATTAAATTTTTTAAGTACCTCAGTTGGTACATATGGGTTCTTTACTTCAACGATTTGGTTTTTTGGAATACCAAACATCGTTGTCATAATCATCACCTTTTCTTTGAAGTTAAATGGTGATTTATCATTATCTGTTTTATTGGATGTACCAATATAAACATTGTTCTTACCAAACTTCTTTACTAAATGAGAATAAGTTGCGTAATGGCCCTTATGAAAAGGTTGAAAGCGGCCAGCGTAGACTACAACTTTGTTTTCTACACCGTCCGCTTCCCCTAATATACTCTCTACTAAAAATTGAGATAATTCGTTCATTATAATAGTACTATTGTGTTTGTACTATATAAATATACGATTTATTAGTTTACCATTTATACCTTAGAAAATGGTTCATTTACAACCTCACCACTATCGATTCCATTTGGATTAGCTCCAAACTGACCTCCTTGTTGCTGTTGTTGTTGTTGTTCCATTTGCTCTTTTAAAGATTTATTGTAGGTAATTGTACCTTTTTCTAAATCTAACTGACCTCTAGGGTAATCTCTTTCCAATTTGTTTAATACTTTTCTCATTTCTGAGTTAGTATCTTTAAAACCTTCTTCCGCTTGAGTAAATGCATCCTCAATTCTTTGAAGTTCTTCGTGTAACTCATTTTTTCTAATATGAAGTTGTCCGAGTTGACCCATCAAATTATTAAGATTTGAATTGTACTCTTTGATTTCAGTAACTTTTTCTTCTGAAAGTTGTACTGTAACTAAATCAATTGATGTTGTTTGTTCTGTTGCCATATGACTTTTAAATTAATTAATTGTTTTTGAATTCATATATAAATATATAATTTATAAATTTTCGTAATCTATTGTTGTTACACCTCTTTTTTGTACTACTTGTGCTGAACAACGATTTCCGAATTGTATTGATTTTGGAATATCTTCGGAATCTAAGAACTCTTTCACAAATCCTGCTACAAAAGTATCTCCAGCTCCTGAGATATCCATAATCTCTACTCGTTCGGTTGGATACATTGTACCGTTGTACATACATCCATCCTTATCTAATGTAATTATTAACTTTTCTAAAATCCAATCGTTCTGCTCTATAAATTCTTTGTTGTTTTCAAATTCTGAACGATTAAGTTTTATAAATCGTAAATCTCTACACCACTCACCCAATTTTTTCTTTGTATCACAAATTACATTTGGGTGTTTGAATCCGATATATGCTATATCTTCTTCGGTTAGGAATCCTTTGTTGTAATCAGAAACTACAACCATTTGATATTCCCAAAAATCCAACTTAGGTAATCTATCACCTATGTTATCAATATTTTTTTCCTCATCAATTCTTAAAAGTAAAGTGTTTGATGGTTCGTGAATGTGTCTTGTCTTTGTAATTGGAAATTTTTGATGTTCAAAATCTACATCAATGTTTAGTGCAGATAAATTAGCCATTACATTCATTCCCATACCACCATTGTAAACTTCTCTTTTTGGAATGAATACAGGCGCAGGTCCTTCGGGTGAAAGACGAGGGGTATCTCCATAAATGAAGATATCATCACATTGTTCTCCTATTACTAATACTTTACTCATCCAATAAACCAGTTGTTGAGAATCCTTCTACTTTAGAGAAATATTCTATTTTCTTAGCATGCTTTCTACCAATGATTCCCTTATCTCTATATTCTTCACCAATTACAAAAATATCAGGTTGATACTTTTTAATTAAATTTGATAATTCTTTATCTGAATCAAAAACTACAATATCAGTTACTCCATCAATTTGAAGTAAATTAAATATTCGTTGATTCTGATTATGGAAGGGTCTACTATCTCCCTTTGATTCTTTTACTCTTCTATCCGAATCGATTCCTATTTTTAATTCTCCACCAAAAGATTTTGCGTGTGCAATCAACTTAAAGTGTCCGTGATGGAGAACATCAAAACATCCGTTAATCCAAACTTTCATTTACAAAAACTTTTCTAATTCTTTAATTACCATTTCCGATGTAATTGATGTGGTACATTCGAATTGCCTTTCAGTTCTTTTGTGGTCTGGACACCAATTCCAATCACCAGCATCCAACCTTAATCTATTAAAACAACCTTCACATTTTCCTTTAGGTGTACTGATTCTAATACAATCTTGCATTTCAGCCCAATCGTATGAGAATCCACTAATCAATACAGTAGGAACATCCAATGACCAACTTAACCAACTCAATCCACTACCAATACCAATAAATGCTTGAGATTTCTCCATTTCATCCATTACCAATTCTAAAGGTCCCCAAGGATGTTTTTCAATTCCTTTAGGTTCAAAGTTACCCATATAACCACTTTGTTCTTTTGAAAGTAATCGTACTCTATAACCTCTACCTTTCAACCAATCAATAACTTCTTGCCAACCAGTTGGGTTATTCCAATATTTTGCTTGAGCGGTTCCGTGAATTGCAATAGTTACTAATTTTTCTTTTTTTAGATTTTTCTTATTTAATTTTGGTTTAATTTCTTTATACTCCAATCCCAATATATCAGAACCCATTTTTTGCATTGTTTGAGTTTTTGGGTCAGATGGGTTTTTGTATAAGTTTATATTCCCATCAGCAGTGTAAAATAATCCTAAAGAATACATAGCGTATAAGTTTTCAACAACATCACCAGGATTAACAAATTCAATATTTGGATATTGTTTTTGTAACATATCATTATGAAATGTAGATGTTACCATTTTACAATTATGAACTTTTCCAAACTCTTCTACATAAGGAAACCAAGCCAAAGTATCACCCAATGCCTTTGAACTCAATGCAATGTAAACCCTTTTAGTGGATGCATCAAAGTTTTCTTCATAAAATAATGTATCACCATCCCATACTTTAATGTTCCAATCTACAAAATATTCAATGTTGCACTTAGCCCAACAGTTATTTTTAATTTCGGTTTCAAAATGAATTATATTTTTTCTCTTATCAAAAAATTGAACTCGATATGTAGCTGGAATATTTCCAGAAATATTTACTGTAGCCCCATTAACATATGATATTGTAACAATATTTTTTACATTAACAATATTGTTTACATTTCGTTTTATATTATTGTAAATCATTTCCAACTTTTATTTAAATTATCAAGTAAAGAAAATCCTTCAGCTTGTTTTGAATGTCTGTAATTTGTTGTGTATCTATTTCGTTTGTGATTATAGAATACATGGTTATACCATAAATCCCCAACATCCCATTCACAATCGTTAATTCTATCCATCCACCAATCTTTATCTCTATTTGGTATTAGGTATGCATGAGCCCAATCTTGGTTGTAATCAGTTTTTCTAAAGTTATCATCTACACCCCAAGAGTTCCAAGATGGATTATCAGCCAATCCAATAAATGGAACATCATCTCTTTCCGAAATAAAACACGCTTTATAAACTATGTTTACAAAATCCTTTAGATTAGAATAAATAAATGCATCTGCTTCAAAAATAAGAGTGTAATCATAGTTTTCAGTATCAATTTCTTTTAATGCATTTATATGAGCTAAATAACATCCATAATGTCTACCAGTGATGTTTCCTATACCAAATTCTCCTTTGTATAATGGTTTATCAGATATATGTTCCGGTCTCCTACAAAATTCTTTAGGTGGTATATCATCATATACTTCATTTATGATTGGTTTATAATCAAATCCTAATCGTTGAAGTTGTCTAAGAGAGTTTGCACTAATTTGTTCCCTAACATCATCAGGTCGTGTCATCATATGAATAATTTGAACACGTGGTTTTTTTCTAAACCAACTATTTCCAATTTTTTCTATCTGTCCATAAAAATAATCATTAACAGAATCAACAACACCACTAAACATTGGTATGTAATCATCACCAGCAATTATACCACCCGGCTTTACTTTATGAAACCAATTTTCAATATCAGTACTGACTTCTTTATATGTATTACCCGCATCTATCATTACAAAATCCAATGAGTTGTTAATGAAAGAATCTTTAGCGTTTTTAGATAAGTCCTTAATTACATTTACATCATCCAATTTATCGAAATGAATCATATTACTTAAAAATTCTGAGTAAATATCATTATCATATAAACTCAATCGATGTTTTAAGTTTTCTTCAAATGGAGAACCTTTAAATGTATCAATGGCTGTAAAGTTTATGTTTTTACCACTTTCTTTGATTTTATTAATCATAAAATTGGTAGATTTACCAAACCATGAACCTACTTCAACTATGTTAGCATTATTAGGAAGTTTATCTACTACTTTAGTATATAATTCTTCATACGAAAACCAACCAGGAATTTCATTAAATTCAGGTTCTAACTTTTCCAATAATATGGTTTTGATATTATGAATATCGCCATCAATGTAAGTAACCAATTTGTTATCATCATATGTATCCAAATAAGTTTGTAATCGTCTGAATATGGATGGTAATCTATATGAAAGTGCTTCTTTGATTGAAAGTGGATTTAATTCTAACTTAGAACTAAAGTAAAATAAATCCGATGCTTTGTAGAATTTATCAGTATCAGTTCTTTCACCCCATACAATACAATTATCGGGCTTATCTTCCATTAATGGTTTCCAATAAGATTCAAAGTTAACCGCTTGGTTTCCTACAAAATGAAATTTGATTTTATACTTTTCTAATAATCGTGCTACATCAAATATCTCACTTTGATTCTTTCCTTCTGAAAATAATCCTACCATTAGAACATGCTTCCAATCTTTTTCAAATCCTAATTCGTCTTTTGCCGAATCTTTATCGTATTTGAAATTTTCAATTGGATACTCCCATACCTTAGTATCAACTCCTAAATGTTCAAATCTTCTTCTACTCCATTCAGATACCAAAATATATCTATCAGGTTGGTAACGAATTTCATTTGGATTTGTAAACGAACCATGTGTTGAACAAACGATATCAAACTTTCGAATGGTATTATCAAAAATTTTATCTAATGTGTTGTGGTCAATAAAGTGTTCTGGGATTTCGGTGAAGTGTATAATATCAGGAGATTCTTCAGATATAATTCTAAGAAGCTCTTCACCTTTATTTTCATAAAGAGTGTGAAGTTTTACTAAATCATTGATTTGATTTTTTTGAACTACAAATACACCACCACTATGGTCGTTGTATTCAACCACTTGTATTTCAAACTCATCTTTGAAAGTTTGAATTTGTTTAAGAAGATATTGTGGCATTCCACCCGTAGAAAGATGCGATGCTACATAAAGTAGTTTTTTCTTTATCATAACCTATTAGATACACTTTACGATGTAAAGATACGAAAATAATTTTAAATATCCAAATTATTCTTCAAAAGTAATTGTACCCTTATCTAAATCAACTTGGCCGTTTTTATATTTCTTATCAAGTTCACCAAGTTTTTCTTCTAATTCAAAGATATACTTATCGTTCATTGCTCCGTACTTTTCTTGATTATCTTCTACTTCTTTTAATCTTTTATTTAAAGCTCTTTGTTGAACGGCAAGTTGTCCTAAGAAGATTACAATCTTATCAGTTTCATCTCGTAGAAATCTTAATCTTTCTACAGTCTCTTTATCTAAATTTTCTGTCTTTGCCATAATAACCTTTGTTTGTATATAAGTATATATAAGTTTGGTTTAACGAAATTAATTTATGAGTAGTAATTATGTATCCGTTATATTAAAATTTTGGAAATGGTGATTCAACACCCAAGCTACCAGATGGCCAAAGATTAACTAACTCATCTCTTGTCTCAAATGAACCAGTATCAATATCAGTTAAATCTCTGAGCGTTTGTTTTTTAGCTGCAATTTCATTTTGTAAGTCAACATCACCCATCTCAACAGCTCTCATAAATTGAATATCCAATTTAGAAAATTCTGATTTTCTAAAATGTCTAATTGCTTTAGACATATGTTTTTTTGCTCGTTCTTTACTAAATTCAAACATTTTTAGCCTCCTCCCATTCTTTATATGTTGGCATCGCATCAGATACCACATCAATAGTTACACTTGCACTAACATAGCTGTAAGAACCAGACCCAATACCATCAGGATTTGAAAAGTTAAATGTATAAAAATCCTTTTCTTCAAAAAAGTTATTAGGTAAATCCGATATATTTACAATGTTATATGGCATTCCCAAAGGTACGCCATTTTTAATCATATATTCCGAATCTTTAGCGGAATGTGGTGCGAGTAGTAAGTAACCATAATTTAACTCATCATATGGATTAGGGTCTTTAAAAATTACAATTTGAGTTTTTCTATTCATATTATTATCCAATTATTATAAAATTTAATCGTGCAATGTTTGTATAATCATCTTCACTTGATGTTGCCGATGGGTCTTGTGCCCACACTTGAATAGTTGCAGTAGAATTAGCTACATTACTTTGTACAGTACCCGTACCCAATCCTAATTGTTGGTCATCACCACCACCACCTGTTATTAATCGTACACCACTACCTACCATACCAAACCACTTAGCATCTGCATTTGCTCCGGTGGATAAAACAGTATCAATGGTAACATTCCATCTACCATAATTCGTAGATGAAATTGAATCAAAATTACCAAAACTCATAGCAATAGTTTCGGTTGGGTTTGATGTAGTGATTGCTGCAAAGGATATGTTAATTAATCCACCACCCTTTATAGCGTATGGGTGTCCTGCTAGGTTATATGCACCACCAATACCAGGTGCAGCTGTAAATCCACCTGCACCATACAATTTATCCACAGCAAGTCCACCCTGTATATCACTAATGTAACCAATATCAGAGCCAAATGCTTTGGTTGTATCCGATGCAACTCTGAAGTAATTGGTTGCATCTTTAATTACAGCAAATCCACCACCATTCACATATGTACCTGTATTCTGAGCTTCAAGAGTTACATAGTGAGTTGTTCCAGATGGTGCATAACTAAATTGTGCAGAATATTGGGTATTTGCAGCTGAAACAGTTAAAGACGTATCTATCACATAATGAACATAATAGGTTCCTGCTGCTAAACTTTCAATAGTTTTTGTCAGATTTGTTGATGGGAATGTATTAATCCCACCACTTACAGGAATAGTTGTTACGAAGTTGTGAGAAACAATATTGTTAGAGATATAGTTGTTTAATTTAGGTATTTCCATAGAATATACCTTAATCGTTTTAGCAATCAACTCTACCGAATCTACTATTCGTTTTACAAAAGAATCTCCCTCTTTCACATAAACCTCATCTTCACCAGCTCTTAAATCAGTTACTATGATTTTCCAACCAGGAGCGTAGAAGAATCCGTGAGTATCGGATACTTCAACAACATTATCACCAACCTTTACTCGATAAACTTTATCTACAACCCTACTTTTTAAATGTTTTATTTTAGCAGATTCGTATTGATTTGTTTCCACATTCCAAGCTAAAATTGTATCTTTAACTCTTAAATCTTCTACATTTTTAGTTTCACCATTTGATAAAGTAATTTGAGTTCCCTCAATTACAGATTCATATCCAATACCACCCTCATCATATCCAATAGATTGTTGAGTAATTGTTTGACTGGTTGCGTATAAAGTTCCACCACCACCTGTCGATGAATCTCTCAATTCTGCTCGAAGGGCGATAGTAGCATATGAACCAGCACCAACACCATCCACATAAGTGTTACTATTTTGAACATGCTGTGCTTTCATTTTATACTTACCAGCATCAGAAACAGTCAATGCACTACTAACTCTATAATTCGTAACTTCCGAAGTACCCGTAGAGGTATTACCAACGCCAAGTTGTTCAGTAATAGCAGTAGTCGATACTCCGGCAGTTGCCGAACCACCACCACTTAAATCAGGTAATGAGGTGCCTGTGTTTGCATTAAATCTAGGATTACCATCAGTATCACCAACCGAAAAATCAGAATCTACTGAGTTTAGGGTAATATTTCCCGATGAATCTTGAATACCAGCTGAGTTGATAGTCCATCCACCAAGAACACCATTATTTGCTGTTATAGTACCTGAGAATGTGTTATTATCACCTAATGCAGTTACTTCACCTTGTTCATTAACCCTAAAATTAAATTCTCCTGAGTTTGTATCAAATCCAACCAATAAACTACCACCTCTAAGAGTTGAACCTGTAACGAATCCACTATATACAAGAGTAGTACCATCAAAATCAACAAAACCAGATTCAGGGTCTGTTATATCAGCATACATTGAAAATTTAGGGTCTCCTGTTACACCAACAGTTCCACCATCGAATCCTAAGAAAATACCATCCTGTCCATAACCTTGAGTTCCACCCTGTCCTATTGAGATGTAAGGGTTAGCGTTTGTACCAGCAGCATCAGCGTTTAATGCAATTACAGCCGAACCATTTTTAGCACCAACATTTATTGTTCTATCAGCATAAACATCTTGTGCAAAAAGAATATCAGTTGCAACTGAAGTAAATTCTGCTCCAAATGCATCCCAACCAGCTCCCCAAGAACCAGGTGCGATTGAAGAACCGATTGAATCCCAATCAGCAGTGGCTATATTAGGTTCCTGGTCACCTGGTGCGGTTGCATTAACACATATATAATATGTACCAGAATAAAGGACAACATCATCTGCAACATATCCAACAGAACCACCACTCCAAGTACCAGTATATCTATGAGTTGTAGCACATACCCAATAGTTAGAAGCACCCGATGTGTATTTTACAACATATTTTAAATCATCCTCACCTAAATAAACAACTTTATCGGTTGTATCGGGTGTAGAACCATCGGGTAATGTTAATGTCCATTCTCCAGCATATACGATACCAGCAGCCTGTCCATTTGCACCATTTGCACCAGAAGTACCCGAAGTACCTGATTCACCTGCTTTGGATTTAGTTAAGGTTTGTGTGGTGGATATTGTAAAATCAGTTCCATCTAATCGTTTCCCACTAAATTCATAAGTAATAACAACCGTATCCGCCGTCATATTGGAATGTTGAGTAATATTGAAATCATCGTTACTATCAATATTATCAGTTCCTAAACTTAAATTATTAGGAGTTACTGTAAATGTTGGAATATCATAAGTACCTGGACTCGTACCACTTTCATCATAAGTTAATTTAGTTGCTCCCTCATAAATAATAATAGTAGTACCACTACCAGCATAAGATGAAACCGTACCATCGGATGCAGCGGGGAGTGTATGTGCTTGGTTAGTATTTACAACAGTAATACCATCAGAACCTTCTTCAACTCTAACAATTGTAATCTCATCACTTACCCCATCAGCCGTTGCAGTAACAGTAACTGCACCATTTGTGCCGAAATCGGTATTTGATAAAGTTCTCGTATCACCCGTTCCACTTAATGTTACGCTTGGGGATGATGTAAATCCAGAGGTTGAAGCTATGTTTTGTCTATTGGTAGTAAATGTAATTGATGCTGGGGTTAATGTAGCACTATCTTTTGGTTTTACGAATGTTTGTGAACTTGCAGATAATCTAATCGTTTTTGCAGTAGCACCCCCACTACCAGCAGTACCTGCCGTTCCCGATGTACCAGCAGCTGCTGCTAATGACCAAGATTCAGCATTATCCACACCAACACCAGGTTCATAACTATCCACCGATGCAGTGTGAGCTAATCCAATCATAGTCCAACTCTGACCAGAATTACTTACAATATCATTTGGATAATAAATTGAACCAGCTGTCCAAGTACCCCTTAATGAACCTTCAATTATACCAGCAGCTGTTTGTCTGATTGCTCCCCTAATAGTAAGTGTATTACCATCCCACTCCATTGAGTTGTAGGTTTGATTTGGAGGACTACCAATTGGTGATGATTTTAATGATAAAATGCCCGTTGTTCCAGCAGTTCCAGAAGAACCGAAATCATTAGTCATACCAATGAATACACCTGGCTGTCTAAAACCTTGAGTACCAGTCTGTCCAACTGAAATGTATGGTTCATCCGTTCCACCAACAATAGCGATGTTAGCGTTTTGATTTCCAGCAGGTGGAATACCAACATTAATTGTATTCTTAACAAACGATTCTTCGAAGATTGCTAACTTAGCTGCTACAAAGAAATCTTGTTGACCTAAATACTGCCAAGTAGTAGCATAATCAATATCACCTTCTTGAGTTGCGGGTGGTCCAGCATCGTATTGTGGTTGAAGTGTATAAACACCATCACCATCTACATATTCCGAAGCGGTTGGGGTTAATTCAGTAGTTGCCCAATAGTGAACATCGCCACTAATTTCTCTAAATACTGCATCTCTTCTCTTTTGATTTAAATCAAATACATAAGGAATGGTTTCATCCCACTCACCCCTTACAACTAAACCAGGACCAGTTGCTCCTTCAAAAACAGTTGAGAATGATTGTTGTACAAATTGAGTTCCTCTACCATTTTCAAAATCAATTTTATAAATGATATATCCTTGAGTATTATCTTGAGGTAAATTCCAATTAGTAACTGCGGATGCACTAGCATATAATTCATCTTCGGTTGGTGAAATTGATTTGGAAACAATACTTTTTCCATCCCTCAAAGTACCAGCTGTTAAAAATGATGATATTTCATGTATAGATGCTGAGAATTGTCCGAATGTACCAATTGGTAAGAACGTAATCGGGTCAAACGCATTTTCGTTATATTCCTCAACATATTGTAATTCAGTTCCACCTTTATATGCCCTAATTAAAGTACCACCATTATCAAAATAAGTTGTACCATCAACTTCAACAGTTACAGAAGATGCTGGGTTTGATAATTGTGCTGAATATGCCTGTGTACCTTCTTTAACACCAGAAATAGTTACACTATCAATATCAGCAATTGGAGAAGATGCACCACCATCTCTAAGGTTTACTGTGAATAAACTTGATGAACCAAAATTAGGTAAGTAGTTATCAATATTAACAGTATTGGATGTAGATGAACCCCCACCAATAGTACCACCATCAGCATCTAAAAATTCAAAATAAGCAGAACCAGTTGTGTTAAATGCAGTTGCGGTAAGGCTAACCGAACCAACAGGTGCAACTTTAGTACCATCGCCATCATAAATAACAGTATCACTATTTGATACTAATGATACCTTTCTAGCTTTACTACCATCATTTACTTTTGAGAAGGTTTGAGTTTTGGATACAATAGTAGGTACACCAGCAACCCCACCTTTAAGTGCATATGGATAAACTCTAAAGTTATATGTTATACTAGCAGAAGGTTGATTTCGTTCAATACCACCAAATCCCTTAAAGTGTAAGATTTCATCTCCACTTAAAGAGCTATCTCTTTGAGAAGATGATACCTCAGAAAATGTAATACCAGAAGCAGAAATGGATGCCGTTAAGAATGTACCGGGTGTTCCCGCATTAGTTTCATCATAAATTAAAAACTCATCGTTTTGTTTGATAAATACTTCAGTTGTACCAGCAGTATAATTTGAAATAAATCCACTCTCATCTGCATTAAATGAAACAGCAATAGGGTCTAAGTTTACTTCAATAGCACCAGCTCCTTCTACAACCTTTGTGAACTTCTGAGTTCTACTTGCGGTAACTAAAGATGCTGTAAAATATGGGTATATATCAAAATCATATTTAATACTAGCACTTAAAGCTGTCATATTAGAAAATCCAGCCAAACTCATAGTTGTGGTTGAATCACCATCCAATGTTCCAAATGAAATATTAATTGGTGTTACCGATGTTGTGGTAAATGTACCAGGGTCACCTGATGCGGTATTTATTAAAAATAAATCACCTTGTGTAACTTGAATATCAGTATTCGCTAGTGAGTAATTATATACCTCACCTTTTGGATTAGACCCTAACGAAACTGGTTGCGGGTCTATATCAATAATAATAGCATTTTGACCTGGTAAACCATCAGGTGTAATAAAGAATGATTTATTAGCGGTTACCGATGCTGATGTAATTGGTTCGGTATAGGTAAATTCAAAATTTAATTGTTTTGTATCATCCGCTTGAAAGAATGTTATGGGATTCCCACTTGTTTCATCTAATGTTTGACCAGGTACACCATTATTAATAACATTACCTTGAAAATCCGTTACAGAAACAGTAATACTTTCATCAAATGCTCCAGTTTCATAGAACATATAGTAATGAGGTAATTCCGTTTTTGTTTCAATCGATGCCGATGGAATTACCTTTAAACTAGCAGATAAAGGATTTAAAGTTGTACCTCTTCGTTGGAAAGATGCTGTTACTATTGATTGTAATGGGTCAAACTGAGAAACTTCTCTTGGTTTATATTTGATGTTAAATTGTTCGGTTGTGGATGTTACTAAACCTGGATTTAAACCATCTTTTAAATCGGTTAGTATAAGTGAGGTTAAAATAGATTCCGAAGTAGGTCCATCCATAAGGTAAACCGTCAATTCATTATCAATAGAATCTCTCGTAAAGATTGCGTTGTAATCAATCTCACCACTACCAGTTGTACCAGCAGTTACACCTTCTATAAAATTAGGGTCAGTAATTGCTTGAGAAAGAGATACATAGGTAAGTACAGTATCTACCCCATCGATTGATGATGATAATAAGTGTAGCTTTGCATCAGAAAATCCCCTATCCAACCCATCTCTAAGTTGAATTCTATTAATACCATCAACCCTAATAGCTTGAATTTCTAATGTTTTAGATTCTTTGTTTTTAATTTGAGTTCCCCTAAAAGGTACAATTTCAAAACTAACACCACCTTTACCATCTTCAACTCTTGTAATTACAAATGTATCCGATACTCCCTCAACTTCACCAGTATATCGAATAAATTGAACAACAATATCTTCCCTAGAACCCGTAAAGTCTTGAACTCTTAAAAATGGCTGCCTACCTAAATCAACATTCCAATCAGTTAAGTAACCAGGATAACCACCCACAGAATAAGATGCTTCTGGAATAAGATTCCCGAAGAAATCATATGCACCAGAGGTATAAGTAATTGAACCTGTAACTAATGTGGTTTCCACATCAAAGTTAATTACAGTAGGTGGAATTGGATTTGCTGGGTTGGATGCCGAATCAAAAGAAAAATATAAATTATCAGGAGTAATTTCAATACTTTTTTCAAATAAATTAGTATTACCACCAACAAATGTTTTTGTTGTTTCAACTCTAATAGGAATAAAGTTGTTGTTTATATCATAAAATTCGAAACGATAATCGAATGTTTCTGTTACTAATGTTTTTGGTACTTGTTGAATGAATGTAATTTCATCAGGTGAAAACGATGTTTCTTGAGATGCTTTTAAACTTACATTGTTAATGTACCAATCACTACCACTTACCTCAAAATATAAACTAGCCGTTTGAATATTATCGGCTATAATATTTTCATTAAAATTTGTTTTTTGTAATAGGGTATTTGATGAATCTATTGTAGTGATTGTTTGAGAAACAGAACTACCATTTATAGAACCACTTAAAAATACCTTTAAATAATCACCAGAAGTATTAGCATCCTTTCTTACATTTAAATCCAAAGTGTATTCTACTCCACTTTGTATTGAGAAGCTTTGTGAGGTATAAAAATAATTACCAGGTGAAGAATCCAACTTAGCTGAGTTGTATAACACATCTTGATTAAATGTTACATCAAAATCATTAGATGATGTTACCCAATATGAATCTAAAACACCTTGAGTAAAAATACCATAGTTTTCATCTTTTTTATCAAAGGTAGTGATATCTCTTAAAAGTTCATTTGATTCTAATTGTATTTCTTGTACAAACTCAAAATCAGTTAGGTTTGATTGAGACCTTCTAAATACTTTTACCCTTGCCGCATCACCAACAAATGTTTTCATATCGGTGATGTTAATCTTAGCAAAGGAACCAGTCAATGCTGTTGCTAAATCACCAACACCCTCTATATATGGAAATGTTAATGAATAATCTTCATTTATAAATGGTTGTACTGAATCATTTACTGAATATGGGGGAGAAACAACTATTTCGGTTTCGTTTACAACTTCATTAATTGTGGGTGAATATGTAATGTTATCAAACGAAATAGTTTGCCCTTCAATTGAACCAGTCCATTTATTACCACTATTAACTTTTAATCGATACGAAGTTGGTAATGTAAAATTTGATAAATTTGTATTTTGAGTTGGTACTAAAGGAATACCATCAACCGAACCAATTTGGGTTACTGATGGGGGATTGCCACTAAAGATTGGCTTCACCACCTCATCAATAGTTACTTTAGGTCTACGATAAAATCTTACCTTATCTTCGTTTGCAAGATTTTTATTAACTTGGAAAGTTCTTTGCCATTTAACATTATACGCACCTTGCCATTCGGTTGGAATGGGTCTCTTTACCCCATTTTCATCATACTCTTTAAGTTCTCCTAAAATGGTAATTTTACCTAAACCAATTGGGGTATCATTATATACATAAACAGCTACTAGTTTAGATATACCTTCATAATATTCAGGAATACCATTTCCTGGTTCATAATAAATGGGCTCCCCATTAACATCTAAAAGTTCAATTTTAATCTCAGTTGATTCTTTTAGATATTCCGAACCTTCAATTAAAAATCCATTCTTACCACCAGTAAATGTATCCTTAAATTCAGTAATACGAAAGTAGTCCGAATTTGGATTTTCATCTACCAAAAATGTTTGAAATGATGATAAGTTTTGTTTAGGTGCAAACTTTTTAATTCTAGCCATCTATGAATAGTTCCTTTAATTCCAATATAAATATTGTGAAATTTAGAATTAGGATATTTATTCTAAAGAAAACTAAAGAGTTCTAAAGAATGAAGAAAAAATACCCAGATAACATTGTTTACGATGAGGAAACGGGATTTAACGCTAATATTTTACCATATGGAACCAGCGTTGGAGCTCCAGCAATTAAGATAGAAGATATTGCAGTTTGGAAAGGTATAAGTGTTAATAAAGTTAACAAACAATTTTCAGCTAAGTTTAATGAACTAAAAGAAGAGTATAAAAAGTTAGTTGAAGAATACCAATGGAACGATTTAGTTTACAAATCTAAATTTAACTTTGAACCTGTTATTGGTGAAAACTATCATCTATATGTAGGTGATGATGGTGGAATGTTCCTTTCATTAATCGAACCCACTATGTGGAATAGAGAACACATAGGTTCATTCACACTTAACAGCGAAAGAAAATGGATAAAGATATGAGTAAAAAATATGCAATGTTACAAATCGATGCTGAGGTTCATCAGATGTTGAAGGAGTTCTGCAAAGATAAAGGATATAAGATGAATGGGTTAGTGGAATCCCTTATAAAAGAAAAGGTTTCACCAAATGTGAAACCCCTTCCTACTAATGTTCTTAAAACTAAATAACTGCCCTACCCTTCATGGTTTCCCAATCTCTATTCTGTCGAACTTCATCGTTTGTAGTTTGAGTAGAACACAATACATTATTTGTAGTACCCAACTCAAAACTTAGTTTAATAAGTGCTGATAAATCTTTGGGGAAACAATGTCCACCAAATCCAAAATCCCCATCATGACCAGGTACACCCCAATGCGATTTACCCAATCGTTCATCGTAAGTTGCATATTCAACTACCTTATCGTAATCAATGTTTAAGGAATCACATAACTGATAAATCTCATTTGCAAATGATACCTTAACCGAAAGGAATGTGTTGGTTAGGTATTTCACCATTTCCGCATGAGTTGAATCGGTTTTAACGATATGTGCTTTTGGAAATACCTTTGAGAACACACCCTTTAATTGAGTTGTAGTTGGTCTTGGCCCCCCTAAGATAATTCGGTTTTGATTTTCGTAATCCTTAACCGCATTTCTTTCAGTTAAGAACTCTGGATTGAATATAATGTTTATTTTGTATTTATCGTTCCACTTTTGAGTGGTACCAGGCACAATAGTTGATTTAACTACAATACCTTTAGTTTTACCAATCTCATCGATTTGTTTGATTACACCTTCTACAATATCAGTATTACAACTACCATCTGAATTCATTGGTGTTGGTAAACAAGTGAATACATAATCACATTTAGCTACCTCATCGAATGTTGAGTTACATTTAGTTTCATCTAAATCAAATGTAAGAACTTCATAATATTCTTTGAATTTTTGATATACCGCATTTCCTACAAAACCTTGTCCAACAATTCCTATTTTCATTTATTAAAATTTAATGTTACTAAATCCATTTACTTTTTTGATTTCCATTAAGGAATCTACTACATCTCTCATTGAATCGATGTGAGAAATAATCATCACAAAATCAAATTGAGTTTTTAGATAAGCGAACAACATATACAATGATGTAAGGTTTTCGTTATCCAAAGTTCCGAACCCTTCATCCACAACTAAGAAGTTAGGACGAGGTAGGTTACATACATTGATTAGAGCGATTCTAATTGCTAGTCCGCTGATGAACCTCTCCATACCACTACACATCTCTAAACTCCATTGTTGGTCATCGTAAACGATGTTAGCGTTGATGTTCTTACCATCCATCTCTAATTGTAAACCAAACTCTACGATTTGACCTAAAATGTTATTTACCTCACCTTCAATCATTGGAAGAGCTTTAGAAATCAATTCATAAGATACACCATCTTTACCCAAAGCGTTTAAGTAGTATTCGTATAATCCAAATTGTTCTTCTAAGGTTTCAACCTCTTTGATTCGTTCTTCAATTGTTTCCTTTTGATTCGTCAAAGATGATACTGAACCATTTAGAGTAAGGAGTTGTTTATTGAATGAATCTACATTTGATTTAGTAGATGCCAAATCAGTTCTCACATTACCCATCTCAGTTCTTAACTCTTTGTTTCTTTGGATTTGTTTTTCATTTTCCAAATAATCATCAATCAATTGCGTAACTTGTAGAAGTTCGTTGTTTAACTTAACTTCTTGAGTTTCGAATGTTGATAACCTGTTGATAAGTGTGTTAATATCTCTACTTAACTTTTCCTCATCTGATTTTAGTTTGGTAAGTTGTTCGTTTAACTCTTTGTATTTTTTACGAGTATCAATTGATAAAAGTAGAACATTCTTCTCTTCAAACTTCGCCTCTTTATCAACAGCGATAGTTACCAAATCAGCTTCTACACCAACTTTAGCATCAATGATTGTTTCTGAGTTTTCCATACAAACCTCACAATTAGGATTGTATTTATGAGTGTTTAGATGAGCCAATCTTTCCACCAAAGAATCCTCTTTGATTTTTATCTTATCCAACTCATTATCCAAATCCTTTAAATCAGAAATGTATTGGTTGTATAATCCGAACTCTTTGATGATTTCATCCTCATCCATCGAATCGATTTGCTCCTCTAATTCGATTTGAGTTCCCTCTAAAGTA